ATCTAGATTACAAAACTAATTTTGAATTTCTACTAGCAAAAGCAAAAGGTGAATATACAAAATTATACCGAGACAAGTGGGAATACTATGGTGGAAAGTCAGACGCTAAAGTCTATGCATCTAAACCATTTGATCTCAAAGTTTTAAAAACAGATTTAAACATATACATTGAATCTGACCAAGAAGTTATTGACTCCAAAAATAAAATCATATATCTAGAAACAACAGTAAAATTTTTAGAGGGAGTTCAACGGTCAATTCAATCTAGAGGGTGGGATATAAAAAATGCGATTGAATGGCGAAAATTTGAAGCTGGAATGGTTTAATCCAATAAAACAAATGGATGATGAGGAATATACTTTCCTCGATCATTTTGTAAGAACTAAAACCTATGGCAATATTCTTGAGATAGGTCAAGGTGGTTCTACTGTAATTTTATTAGATGCAACAGCAGATACGGATAGATTAGTTTATTCTGTTGATTTAAAATTTAAATTAAAAGACACTATGAAATATCTTCCTTTAGATTATGTTGAAAGATTAAAATTTATTCAAGAAGACTCTCAAAAAGTAAATCTAAAAGAAAAATTTGGTATGGTATTAGTTGATGGTGAACATACAATAACAGCTGTTAGAAGAGACACTATGAACATTTGGATGAATTTAGAAGATGATGGTTATATGTTATTTCACGATTATGCTTTACAAGAAGGTGTTACTAAATTTGTTGATGATCTATGTACAAGATTTAATCAAGCAAAATTCATTCGTCAAGAAAAAAATATTGCAGTAGTGCAAAAATTATAATGTTAATATCCAAAAAAAATGATGTCTATTTACATATAGACACTAATCAAGCTATCTCTCAAGAGTTATCAGATTATTTTACCTTTGAGGTGCCAGGGGCAAAGTTTATGCCAACTGTACGTAATAGAATGTGGGATGGTAAGATAAGATTATTTTCGAAACAGACTGGTCAGATTTACGTGGGTCTCTTACCATATATTAAACAATTTTGTGAAAAGAACGAAATAGAATATACAATATCAGGTGGCGATGTAATGCGTTGGGTTGATGAAGAGGATGCAAAAGGATTTGTTAATAGTTTAAAGATGCCATTTGAATTATATGATTATCAATTTGATGCATTTAGAAAAGCATTAGAAACTAAAAGAGGATTATTTGTATCACCAACTGCGAGTGGAAAGTCAGCGATCATCTATGCGATTGTTAGATACTTACAACTGTCTAGTATTAATATTTTAATTCTAGTACCAACAACTTCTTTAGTAGAACAAATGGCAAGTGATTTTATATCTTATGGTTGGGATGATTCGCACATTCACAAAATTTACTCTGGCCACGATAAAATTAGCACCAAACCAATAACTATATCTACATGGCAATCAATATACAAAGAAAACAAAAAGTTTTTTAAAAGGTATCAATGTGTAATAGGTGACGAGGCACATCTATTTAAAGCAAAATCGCTAACAGGTATTATGACTAAACTAGAAGATTGTCCTTATCGTTTTGGATTTACTGGTACACTAGACGGAACACAAACACATAGATTAGTATTAGAAGGTTTGTTTGGTGAGGTAGAACAAGTCACAACAACCAAAGCTTTAATGGATGATGACACAATTGCCAAGTTGGCGATTGATTGTATTGTATTAAAACACGCTGACAATATAAGTAAACAATGTAAGGATTTTAATTACATCGATGAAATTAATTTCCTAGTACAAAATAAAAAACGAAATCAATTTATTTACAATCTTTGTAAAACTCTAAAAGGTAATACACTTGTCCTCTACCAACTTGTAGAGAAACATGGCGAGGTTTTAAATGATATGATGAAAGACCTTGACAAAGAAGTACACTTTGTACATGGTGGAGTAGGAACAGATGAGCGAGAACAGATTAGAGCGTTGGCTGAGGAAAAAGATAAAATTCTTATACTTGCTAGTTACGGAGTATTTTCCACAGGCATTAATATTCGCAATCTTCACAATGTTGTATTTGCAAGCCCATACAAATCTAGGATAAAAGTTTTACAATCAATTGGTCGTGGTTTAAGAAAGTCTGAACAAAAAGACGCAGTTAAACTATATGACATAGCAGACGATCTCACATATAAGAATCGCAAAAACTTCACACTATTGCATTTTCAAGAACGAATAAATATATACAATGAGGAAGAGTTTAACTATAAGGTTAACACATTAAGCCTATGACCACAAGCATAATAAAACTTACAACTGGTGAGGAAATCGTTTGTAAAATAACAAACGAAACGGACACGCATACATCAATTAAAAATCCTCTTAAAATTCACACGATACCAAGATTTGTACAATCAGGTATTATTGATTCCTTAGCATTAATAAGATGGGTAAAACCATATACTGAAGAGGATACAGTTGATCTAAAAAACAATCATATACTTTACTCGGCAAAAACATCCACAGGTTTAAGCACATTTTACGAAAAACAATTAAAAATGGCAGAGCAACATGGTGGATTTATGACAAAAGAAAAACACCAAAGTTTAATTGACAATTATCATAAAGAACAACTTGACAGTTTACAAAGACAAGCTGACGAGGAATACGGATTAGATTATGAAGAGCCATCAGACGAAACAATTCATTAAATCAAAGTTTTTATTGACAATTACACCATTTTTAAGTAGAATGGTTAATTAAAAAGGATATAAAAAGTGGCCAGAAAAAAATCAACAGCACACTACGTTTCAAACAAAGAACTTTTTGAGGCAATGAAAAAGTTTAAAGTTTCTTGTGAGGAAGCAGAAAATGTTGGTGAAAGACCAAAAGTACCAGAATACATTGGTGAGTGTATATTAAAGATTGCAAACGGATTATCTAACAGACCAAACTTTATTAATTACACTTACAAAGATGAAATGATATCAGATGGTATAGAAAACTGTTTACAGTACATCTATAATTTTGACCCATCAAAATCAAAAAATCCATTTGCATATTTTACACAAATAATATATTATGCGTTTATACGTAGAATACAAAAAGAAAAAAAACAACAACACATTAAGCATAAAATGATTGATGGTGGCGAATATAAGACACATGAACAAATGCCAGGCGACCCAAACACTTATACGTTTAATGGTCAATTTAATCCTTTGGTAATGGTACCAGACGAACCTGTGTATAAAACAAAAGAAAAAAAGAAAAGCCGAAAAGGACTTGAGGAGTTTATGGATGACGAATAAAATGCAAGCAGAGTTTAAACTTATATCACCAGAAGCAAAGATATTAAACAATCCTTTGCCAGAATTTAAAGATGAAACATTACCAGAAGGTTTTACAAGAACTAAAATTGCTGAAGATTTATTTGTTGCAATGAAACAGTTTGGTGGTATTGGACTATCAGCAAATCAAGTAGGATTACCATATAGAATGTTTGTTATGGGTGGACATCAAGACATGGAAGATGGTAAAGCAAGAGCATGTTGGAACCCAGAGATATTAGAGTTTTCTGAAGAAACAATAATGTTAAGTGAAGGTTGTTTAACTTATCCATTATTATTTTTACAAGTATCAAGACCTAAAACTTGTAAAGTAAAATATACAGATAACGATGGTAAAGAACACATTGAGGATTTAGATCATATGCCATCAAGAGTATTTCAGCATGAGTTTGACCACATGAACGGAACAGATTTTACTAAACTTGTATCTAAATTTAAATTAGATAGAGCAAAAGAAAAAGTAAGAAAGATATACGAACAAGAAAAGAAACTTGCACCAAAAACTATACAACTAGCTAAGAAAATTAAGAAAGAGATTGACGAAAAGAAAACAGGTGTCATAAAACCAAATACAGATATCATAGTATAATGAAAGTAGCAATCATAACAGACACGCACTTTGGTGCTAGAAACGATAGTGATTTCTTTAGTGACTACTTTTATGAATTTTACGAAGGTATATTCTTTCCATATCTAGAACAACATAATATTAAAACTGTTTTTCACTTAGGTGATTTAATGGATAGACGTAAATATGTTTCCTATAAAACAGCTAAAGAATTTAGAGAAAGATTTATATTTCCTTTACATCATTTAAAAATTGACTTTCATTGTTTAGTAGGTAATCACGATATCTATTACAAAAATACAAATGATGTAAATTCACTAAAAGAATTAATTCAAACTACAAGTAGTAAGTTTCATTTATATGAAGATGCAACAGAGGTTAATATTGGTGGATTAGATATATTGTTTATGCCATGGATTAATCCACAAAACTATGTTTACTCTATGGGTATGATTGATGAAACAAAAGCAGGTATATGTATGGGTCATCTAGAGATCAAAGGTTTCCAAATGCATAAAGGACAATTTAGTGAAACTGGTTATGACAAAGATACATTTAAAAAGTTTCATACAGTATTCTCTGGCCATTTTCATCATAAATCAGATGATGGTCAAATATATTATCTAGGAACACCATACGAGATTTATTGGAACGATCACAATGACCCAAAAGGTTTTCATATCTTTGATACGGAAACTTTAGAGCTAGAAAGAGTTGTAAATCCTATTAGGATGTTTGAAAAAATTTATTACGATGATACAGATAAAGATTATGCTAATGAAGATGTATCAAAGTATCAAAAGAAATTTGTTAAGTTAATTGTAGTCAACAAAAAAGATTTATATCAGTATGATAGATTTGTTGATAGGTTAATGAAAGCAAACGCACACGAAGTAAAAATAGTCGAAGATTTTTCTGATATGCAAGCAGATAGTGTATCAGATGATATAGTGAAATATGCTGAAGATACCAACACTCTATTGAATAAGTATATCGATGAATTAGAAATCGATTTAGATAAAGATAGATTGAAAGGTATGATGCGAGGATTATATAATGAAGCTCAAGACTTGGAACTCTAAGTATAAGGTAGTATATGCAGACCCACCTTGGCACTTTAAAAGTTACAGTCCAAAAGGTGATGGACGTAATGCTACACAGCATTATAATTGCATGTCTATTTCTGACATTTGTAATTTACCTGTTGGGGATTTGGCTGATGATGATTGCGTCTTACTTATGTGGTGTGTTGACCCAATGTTACCAGAAGCTTTGGAAGTTATTAAAGCGTGGGGTTTCAAATACAAAACAGTAGGTTTCACTTGGGCAAAACAAAATAAGAATGACTTAGGTATGTTTACAGGTTTAGGTTATTGGACTAGAGCGAACCCAGAAATGTGTTTACTTGCGACAAAAGGTAAACCAAAAAGAATATCAAAATCAGTAAAACAATTAATCATTGATAAAAGACAAGAACATAGTAGGAAACCAGATGACGTATATAATAGAATAGAACAATTATTAGATGGTCCTTATGTTGAACTTTTTGCTAGAAGAGAACGAAAAGGTTGGGATAGTTGGGGAAATGAATTATGAAAAAGTGGAAAGATAATATAAACGATTTTTTTAAATGGGTTAAAGGTACAGAGTTAGTAGAACTTGATGACATTGATGTATCTGAAGACCCAGTTAGACCAGAACTTACTTTAGGATTTAGAATTACAAATGGTAGAAAAATATTTGGTCTAAAATATAATAATGAAATAGAAGCAATAGTTTGTATTGCGTTATGCCCCGAAGTGCCTTATACAGTTAGAGAAATGGATTACATGTCTCAAGCTGCAAATCAAGACGGACAACGTGGTGAGATAGTTATTGCATATACTGTTTGGTCAAGAAAAAGAGGTGCAGGTAGAGAGATCATACAAAAATTAAGAGATTGGACTATAGAAAATAAATTTAGTAGATTGGTAACACTATCACCATTGACAACAATGGCAACACACTTTCATATTAGTAATGGTGCAAAACAAGTACACATCAATAAAGAAACACAAAACTTTGAATACAAATTATGATACATTTTGAAAAGATACGTTGGAAAAACTTTTTATCTACAGGTAACAACTTTACAGAGATACATTTAGATAGACAGAATACAACACTCATAGTTGGTGAGAATGGTGCAGGTAAGTCAACAATACTTGATGCATTATGTTTTAGTTTATTTGGCAAACCATTTAGAGTAATCAGTAAATCACAATTAGTCAATACTGTTAATGATAGAGAAGCAGTTGTTGAAGTAGAATTTAGAATTGGTACTAATCAATGGAAAGTTGTTAGAGGTATTAAACCTAACAAGTTTGAAATCTATCAAAATGATATCATGATTAACCAAGAGGCAAACTCTAGAGATTATCAAAAGTATCTAGAGCAAAATGTATTAAGATTAAACTACAGATCATTCACCCAAGTTGTTATTCTAGGGTCATCAACGTTTATACCTTTCATGCAATTAAAAGCAGTACATAGAAGAGAGGTAGTAGAGGAAATACTTGATATAAAGATATTCTCATTGATGAATATGATACTTAAAAATCAATTAAAAGATTTACAAGACGATATTAAAGATATGGATTATCAATTTGAACTGGCAGTTGAAAAGATCGCCATGCAGACAAACTATATCGATGATATGAAAAAGAACAAGGATAAGATTGTCAAAGAGAAACAAGAATTATACGAATCCAATATTACGATACTAACAGACAGACAGAAAGAAAAAGCCCTTTTAGAGACTGCTAGCGATGATCTAGCGGGTGAAATCAATGACAAGTCAGTAATAGAAGACAAATTAAGTAAACTTAACAATATACGTGCTACATTAACTGAAAAACACAAACAGTTAACAAAAGATATGGAGTTTTTTAAAAACAATGATTCGTGTCCAACCTGTGAACAAGACATACAACAATCTCATAAAGAAAAGATGGTTGGTAATAAAGAAACAAAAATCAAAGAAATCGTTGAAGGTGCAACGAAACTCAAAGAAGAGTTACAGATTGTTAACAAACGATTAGAGGATATTACTGGTGTAACATTAAAGATAAGAGAGAATGAAGTTAGACAAGCAGAAATACTCAGCTCTATTTCTGAACTTAAAAAATACAATACAAAATTAGAAGAGGATATCGAAAACTTTGAACAAGGTTCTGTATCACAAAAAGATGTAGATAAATTAGAACAAATGAAAGTTGATTGTAAAAAGATTGAACATGGTAGAAGTAAGTTAAAAGATGATAAAACTTATATCATGGCTGCAAGAGATATGTTAAATGATACTGGTATCAAAACTAAAATTATTAAACAATATCTACCAATCATGAATCAATTAATTAATAAGTATCTCATGTCAATGGATTTTTATGTAAACTTTAATCTAGATGAAAACTTTAATGAAACAATTAAGTCTAGATTTAGAGATACATTTAATTATGCTTCTTTTAGTGAAGGCGAAAAGATGCGTATCGATCTAGCCTTACTGTTTACATGGAGAGCAGTAGCAAAAATGAAAAACAGCACTAATACAAACTTACTAATACTAGATGAAATATTTGATAGTAGTCTAGATGGTCAAGGAACAGATGAGTTTTTAAGAATACTTAATACACTTGGCGATGAAAATACTTTTGTTATATCACACAAAGGTGACCAACTAGCAGATAAGTTTAGACATAGTATTAGATTTGAAAAAGTACAAAACTTCTCAAGGATAGCAAGATGACACTATACAAATTAAAACTTTACATACTATTATATTGGTCAACATTTTTATCTTACTTTAAAAAGAAAGAAAATAATAAAGATGTTTTCATTTATGAGAATGATATTTTAGAAAGAGAAAAAACAACCTCTGAGATGTTGCAAGAGGGATTTGAAGAAGAGCAACGTCAAAGAGAACTAGAAGATGATTAATGTTGGAATATCTGAAGGTTTTCATGACTCGGCCATTACTGTATTAAATGGTCAAGATATTTTATATGCAGCTCATGGTGAGAGGTGGACTAAAATTAAGAATGACCCAATATTAGATACCGAACTAATACCACTCAAGTATGATACAATTAACTTCTACGAAAAACCTTTTTTAAAAAATACTAGAAGATTATTTGCTGGTCAAAAGTGGCAAACACACAAAAGAAAATATGATAACTATTTCGGTCATCATGAAACACATGCGGCCGCTGGTTATTATACTTCACCATTCAATGAATGTAATGTTATTGTAATAGATGCAATAGGTGAGTGGAATACTGTTAGTATTTGGGAGTGTAAAGATAATGAGATGAAAAAGATTAAGTCATGGAATTATCCCTACTCACTAGGATTATTGTATTCAGCGATTACACAAAGAATAGGATTAAAACCAAACGAAGATGAATATATCACTATGGGTATGGCTGCGTTTGGCGAACCAATCTATGATCTAGAATATCTGTTACATAAAAATAATCATAGAGGTGTAGGAAGACTATTACCAACAGCACACCCTAGAGATTTAGCAGCTAGTGTACAAAACTTATATGAAACAAAGTTATTACAATTACTAAAGTATTGTGAGTATAATAATTTAATATTAGCTGGTGGTTGTGCTCTAAATTGTGTTGCAAACAGTAAGATACCAGATCGTTTTAATATTTGGATTATGCCATCACCAGGTGACGCAGGTTCTAGTCTTGGTGCAGCTGCTTTAGTTGAAAAGAAAAAGATTAACTGGCAACACCCATATCTTGGTCATACCACACATAGAAAAATCAAAACACCAAAAGAAATTGCAAAGTATATTGTAGAACATGGAGTTTGTGGTGTATCAAATGGTAAAGCAGAGTTTGGCCCTAGAGCATTAGGTAATAGAAGTTTACTAGCAGACCCTAGATTAGATATCAAGGATACTGTAAACGAGATTAAACAAAGACAAAAATTTAGACCATTTGCACCTGCGATATTAGAAGAACACTTTGATGATTATTTCGTAGGTAGAAAGAATAGATACATGCAGTTTGTATCAAAAGCAAAACATGACTATCATTCAGTTACACATGTTGATGGTACAGCAAGAGTTCAATGTGTAGAGAAAGATAACATAAGCATATTAAGACTTATACTAGAAGAGTTTTACGAATTAACAGGTGTTCCAATGTTACTAAACACAAGTTTAAATATCAAAGGTCAACCAATAAGTAACTCTCATAAAGATGCAGATAGATTTGAAAAAAAATATGGCGTTAAAGTATTCTAAAATAATTGTAGGTGGTTGTTCTTTTACAGATAAGAATTACCCTAAAACAGCTAGACCTAATTCACTAGACTTTAAAATGTGGCCAGAAATAATAGGTGACAAACTTAATTGTGAAGTTATTAATACTGCCAAGTGTGGATATGGTAATCAAGCAATATTCCATGAAACTTTGACAGCAATAATGAATAACAATAATATAGATCACGTTATTGTTATGTGGTCTGATTGGACAAGACAAGATTTTTTAACATCTACTGAATTAAACCTCAAAGATGATTATAGATATACAACTTTTAATCCTAATGCTGAATACGATGATGACGGAAACTTTAATCCTAACGCCGCAGATAAGACATGGTATGAAAAAACATTTAAACAAAAATATCCAAACACTAAACAACTAATAGATACAAATATAAATTATATATATTCTTTACAAACTATATGTGAAAAATTAAATATAAAATATACTGCACTTGTAGGCCCAGGTGTTTACTTTATGGATAAACAACTAATAGATCATCCATTTTTAGAAAAGATAGAAAACTTTATGGGTTGGCCATTGTTTGAAAGTATTGGTGGATATACTGTAAAGGATTTGTGTAAATCAAAGTTTGGTAAAGCTTATCGTGTTAGTTCTATAGATGCACATCCAAACGAAGAGTCACATAAATTTATAGCAGATAAGATAATGGAATATATAAATGAGTAAAAAAATTATAGTTGGTGGATGTTCGTTCTCTGATAAGAATTATCCAAAGTCAGCAAAACCCAAACCTTTAGACTTTAAGATGTGGCCTACTCTCATAGGTGAGATGCATGGTCTCGAAGTTATTAATACTGCAAAGTGTGGATTTGGTAATCAAGCGATATTTCATGAAACTTTAAAGGCAGTTTGGGAAAACATAGACAATATAGAACATGTTTATGTTATGTGGTCAGAATGGGCAAGACAAGATTTTTTAATAAATTCAGATAACGATAGATGGTATGAAACGTTTGTACCAAGATATGAAAATGATTGGTCAACAAAAACAGAAGCATGGTATAGAAGAGCATTTAACCACTCATATCCTAGTATGGAACAATTGGTTAAAACTAATTTTAATTACATACACACACTACAACAAACTCTAAAACAATTAGAGATACCTTATACTGCATGTCAAGGACTTCCACCAATGCCTTGGTTTAAAGAGGGAGTTAGCCCAGAGAAAGAGATGGCGTTTGAAATAATTAAACATCCTCTATCAGAAACAATAGAGAATTTTATAGGATGGCCTATGTTAGAAAACATTGGTGGATATTCCATGAAAGAATTATGCGAATTATCTCTAGGGCAGAAATATAGAGTTAGTATTGAGGATGCACATCCCAATGAAATAGGACATAAGTTTATAGCGTCCAAAATATACGAATATTCGCAAAAGTCCTAAAACGACATAGAATCATCTAGATTCGACACGCTAGCATGGACGCTCAGCCGGTGCGAAGGGGTGTCCGTAGGGGTTAGTATCCCCCAAAAACCCTTGATTTTCCTTGCTTTTTTATACCTTGACAATATCACCCCTACCTGATAGATTAGCTTATATGAGAGAGGTTATATCACAAATGAAAAAGTCAACAATCGCAAAATTACTTGCTGAAGAGGACATTTCAGTAGTTCACAAAAAAACTCGTACTGCTTCTTTTGATGTTAAAAAAAGAGAATTAGTATTACCAATATTCAAACAAGAAATATCTAATGATGTATATGACATGTTTGTATGTCATGAGGTTGGCCACTCATTGTGGACTCCTTTAGATATGTTAGAACAAGTTCATAAAGAAGGTATTGACAAATCTGTTGTTAACGTTATCGAAGACGCTAGAATAGAAGCGATGATACAAAAAAGATATCCTGGTTCTGTAAAAAACTTCACTCAAGGTTACAAAGAATTACTAGACAAAAATTTCTTTGGTATCAAAAACAAAGATTTATCTAAACTTAACGTTATTGACAAAATTAATATTTACTTCAAGACTGGTCTTGATGTAGGATTTACTGTTGCAGAAAAATTACTTGCTGACAAAGTTGCAAAATGTAAAACTGCTGAAGATGTAATTAAACTTGCAATTGAGATTTCTGGTTATCATAAAAAGAAAACAGAGGAAGAAAAAGAAAAAGAATTAAAAGTTAATGTTCCTAATAATGCTCCTAAACAAGAAGATGAGGAGTCTGATAGTCAAGACTCTTCATCATCTAATACTGAAGAGCAAGAGGGAGATTCAGATGTATCAGAAAATGGTGACGGTGGTGAACAAGATGCTGATACTGGCGGAATTCCAAAAGATGAAATAGAAAAAAACAAAGATCAAGGTTCAGTTGGTAGACAAGGTGCTGGACTTGGTGCTAAAGGTGATTTAGTTGCTCATACAGATGCGGCATATCAATCAGCAATGGATAGTCATAACGATACTGAAGCAAGAGATAGAAGTTACGTTAATATTCCTAAAAAGACAAATTTAAAAAGTATGATTGTATCATACAAAAAAATGCTTGCTGATTTAAAAGAACATTATTCTAATGATGGTTCTCATGTAGAAGATTATTTTAACAATGCATATAAGAAGATGCTTGATGATAACAAAAAAGTAGTTTCTTATATGGTCAAAGAATTTGAAATGAAAAAACAAGCTGACTTGTATAAGAGAGCAACAGTTTCTAAAACAGGTGTTCTTAATATGAGTAAATTACATACTTACAAATACAACGATGATTTGTTTGCAAAAATTACTACTATACCTGGTGCAACTAATCATGGAATGGTTATGTATGTTGATTGGTCAGGTTCAATGGCTGATAACATGGAATTTACTATGAAACAATTATACAACTTGATTTGGTTTTGTAATAGAACAAAGATACCTTTTCAAGTACTTGCTTTCTCTGATAGAGAACATAGAATCTCTGAAAGATATGGTGAGGAAGTCACTAACAAATATCAACAAGAAGTTAAACTTGGTGATATGTGTATTGAAGGTTTAAAACTTATTGAATTGTTTAGTTCAAACATGACTAAACAAGAACAAGAGACTCAGATTAAAAATTGTATGAAGATGACTTCACAATGGAATAGTAGAAGAAATTATAATGATGAAACTCCTTATGAGACTTCTTATGTTAAAGAGGAATATAATCTAGGTGGTACACCACTTAATCATGCTTTAATTTGTGCAGCTGATATTATCGAAGAGTTTCAAAAACAAACTAGAGTTCAAAAAACAAATGTCATATTCTTAACTGATGGTGATAGTCATGCTTGTGATTATGTTTATGACATCCCTAAAGAATATTATACAAATCAATCAGTTCAACCAGTATCATTACCTTACGATCATGATATTGTTTATTCAGATAAAAAGAGAATGATTAAACTTGCTCAAGTAGAAGGCAGATACTATAGAGGTTGTTCTCAAACTAAAACACTATTAGAGTTACTTAAAAAACAATTACCTGGTGTTAACATTGTAGGATTTTTCATCGAGGGTAGAGGTAAACATGGTAGAGTTGACATTAGCACTATCTGTAGAAAAATGGGTTGGTCTAGAGGTGATGATGAACAAAAGATTTTAGATGCTCAGAAAAAACTTAAAAAAGATAAAGTATTAGTTTGTAAATCTCAAGGGTATGATGAGTTCTATATCTTACCAAGAGGCCCAATTGATAGTCATGAGGACGAGGTATTGACAATCAAAGAAGGTGCAAAATCGAATCAAATCGCAAAAGCATTTGCAAAAGCGAGTGGTGCTAAGACAGTAAACAGACAATTATTGAATAAATTCATAGGGATGGTGGCGTAAGTGATTGATATTATTACACTTTTTGACCATATTATTTGGTTGACAATACACCACATAACCCT